GACCCTCAAACGCCTGCAAAGGTATCATGTCCATTGCGTCGATGTTCTCCTGCGCCGGATCTTTTGGCGAAGGCTCCTCATCAGGAATACGCTTCATAATCCTGTCAGTGTCCTTAACGCCCAACGCCTCGTACATGTCCTTGTACACTTCGTGCATGTTGTGCAACTCAGGTGCTGCACCAGCAAGTTGCAACTTGGTCTGCGCCAAAGCAATACGCTGAGACTGACTAAACATATTGGGGTCAGACACCGGTACTACATCAATCTTGTCGTCAAAATCGCTCGCCATAACCTTGGATTCCGCACCCTCAACAGAATACGGATACTCTTGCGGCAAACTCTCAGACATCACCCTTGCCAACATCTTGAACTCTAAACGCATGGCGTAGTGAAGACGCTTGTGAACAGCACTCATTACCCGTGCGCCCTGCTCCAACAGGGCAACAGTCGTACCTACCGCAGCATTCTCATTGCCATCACCAATCTTCATGTCGGTAATCTGTGCAAACCTACGCCCAGCATCCACAACAAACCCTAGCAAGTTAAACAACGTCTGATCGGGCCCTTTAAACGGCAAAGGCATCAAACTGTCGCGAATAGCACCACCCGGAGCGTCCACATCTCTAAACTCACCCGGCTGCAACGGCTCATCATCGTCCCTGATCCGTAGGCCGCGGGCCTTAAACCCTGCTGGAAGGTTAGATAACGTACCCGCGTCAATCAACTGACGAAGCGCAGCCGTAGCTGTGCGAGACAAACCACCAATCGTGTGAATTAAGCCCAATCCATAGAAACCAAAGCCCGGAAGGAACTTATAATGCACAAAATAGTTGATCTTCTGCTTCTTTTCGTCTTCCTCACGGTAATTACGACGAATTGCTAGTATCTGCCCGTTGTCCTGACTGATCGTCACTACATATGGTATCTTAATACCTGTGAACTCGCCGTCTTCGTCCTCTTCCTCATACCCTTCAAGGTCCAAATCAACGTGACACTCCAAAAGTGTGCAGTCATAGTCGATCTGAGACGGCGAAACACCGTCAATGCGCTGTATCTCGTCGTCCACGGAACCCGTTTCGTTCTGTGAAGGCAATACAGGAATGTCCAGATAAAACCCCGACACCTGATGCTTCCTCAAATCGTTCAACGACATGCGAACAACCTGAGATATGTTAGGACAAGTGGCTAAATCAGACGTTTCATACGGAACAACCAAGTTTTCTGCCGGAATAAACTTACTTACAGCACGGCCCCTAGCCTCATCGTAATAAACTTTCTTAAAAGTAGAACCCGCCAGCGGTAAATAAAACAACATCTGATCCAGATCAGGCGTATATTCCTCCATCACGTTGGTGATGTAGTAATTCATAAACTGTTTTACACGGATGGCCTGCTGCTCTTTATCACGGGTTTCCGCTCCCAAGACAGCAGTTCGCACGGGACCCGAAGCTGGCAACAATTCGTTAAACGCTTGCGCTTGGAATTGTGTAGCAGCCTCTGCAAGCAAGGGATGCGTAACTCCGGAAGCTCCTCTGAACGGCTGGGACCTCTCCTCGTAGGAGAAACCAAGAAGTTCCAAACCGTTGGCGTAAGCATCTTCCCACTCCTGTCGTCCCGACTTGTTACTATCAAACTCCGACATTAAATCACCAGCAATCCGCGACAACTCACGGTCCGGCATCTCCTCTGCCAAGTTCATGTAGAAATCATCGCCGTCACCGCGCTGGTCCTGCGGATCAAAATCAATGGTTACACCACCGTCCTCGTCAGGAATCATCTCAATGTCCATGCCCTCGGCCATACCCTCAAAGGATACGACGTTGTCGTCCATGCTGCCCGGTAGCTCAAGCTCTACTTCAGCCGCCAAGTCCTCCATGTCCAACTGAGACGGGACGTTGTCCATCATGCCTGCAATAGGTTCTCTAGCCATTAAATGTCTCCTTTAAAGACCTAACTTACCATAGGCCGGTTCATATTCCTAGCTGTTGACGCAAGGGATGCAATGCCCCGTGGGCCGCGGCCCGTGTTCCGCGCTGCGTCAGCTAGTGTTATTACGCCGCCTTGAGCCATCCGTGCGGCTTTGGTTTCAAACTCCGGATCAAAACTTCTATTGCGCTCTACAAAAGATCCGTCTTTAATGGCGTCGTCTAATATTCGTAAATTATCTAACGCTCCATCAAAATCACGCTTGCCCAAAGATATAGCCGTGTCTCTTGCTGCTTGTTGCAACTCATTAAATACAGGCAACTGTGAATGGTATGCCGCATAATTATCTAAATTTTTTAGAACAGCATCTTCGTAATCTTCAAAAGTCGGGTAAAATTCTTCGCCCTGCGATTTAGCTGCTTCTAACTTAGACCGGTAATTGCTACGCATATTCTCCGTAAACTCGCGCCCAAAACCATATTCGCTCTCTAAAGAGCGAATTAAACTTTTTACCTTGGGCCTAGCAAATTCAGAAAAATTACCCCCTCTTTCTGTCATTCGGTGCAACAAATCCCCGCCGTGCTCAATCGCGTAACTTAAAACTCCTCCACCCATAAGCCTCTGGGTATTAACCATTTGAACTTCAGGCGTCCCACGTTGTAAATTAGCCGTAGCATCAAAAGCCTCATCCCTGTCCGTCAGCGACAAAATTTTTGACTTGGAAGACTGTAAGTTTTTTAAACCTGATGTGAAATCGTCAGAAGACATTTCAGAAACGCCGGGTTTTCCATCAATCCGATAAATATAATCTTCGGGAGCCACATCTTGTACATCAAGAGGAAACTCTCCTTGACGGTCCTCCTCAAACTTTTTCTGGACGGTTCTGGCTTCAACTTCTCCCGGCTGTCTAAAATACTGACGCCCTGCTTTAATAACTTGAAGCTCCAAGCTATCAACCTCTATCTGATTTTTTGCAATCTTTTGTAACTTTTGTAACTCTTCCTTAGAAGCAAACTCACTAAAATCCACGTAGTCGTAGCTTTCAGTATCTCCTTCAAAATAGGCTTTAGCTTTTTTCCCTAAATTAAACTTGTAGACATTAACGTCTTTTTCTTTAGCTCTGTCTTCAAAACTCGTCTTTTTAAAGAACCCTGTTTTACTACTTAATAAATCCTCTGAGTTTTTTGAAACACTGGTTTGTAGTGCTTTGAAGTTTTCTATAAAACCTTCAGGCAAGTACCTTGCCGTACTTGAACCGGACACAAACCCCTCTTTATGTTGAACAGCGTGCTGCACTTCATGCAAAATGTTAGAAATCATCTTTTTAGGACCAGCAGTGCCCACATATATAACTTTTTCAATAGGATCATAGGCCGCTTTAACGTCCATAGAGCTACCTAAAGGAACCCTTTTAACCTTAACACTCCCGATATCCGGGTACTGCTTATACAACTCTTTAAAATCAAGCATGTCCGACAAAGTTGGCGGGCGGCCTTGGGCCTGCTCAAATTTTTCAAACTGAAACCTCTGGTAAGGAATACCCTCTGTATCCCTCACAGGAGAATCTTCAAAATAATTTTTAGATAATTTGGCGTCTGAAGTATCTATCTCAAACCTAAAAGCATTGTCCGACGGCTCAATATAGCCGTTTGTTTCTGCATAAGCGTCACGGTCACTAAGACCACTATCTTTGGCGTCGATAAACTCTTTCTCTTTTTGAGCACCACTAGAAGCCCTGCGCCCGCCCATTATACCAAGAACTGTACTACCATCATTGCCTGCCGTTCGAGCAATGCTTATAGCCGTGCCTGCCGCAACAGGAGCGGTCACTAAAAAGGGGTCAAACCGGTACTCTTCTTTAGTTTTCGGATTATAAGCGTAATCCGCACCCTCCATAATCGCTTGTGCGCCAAGCATCTGCTCTTTTGGAATAGAAGCAATACCTTCGCCCATAGCCTTGGCCGTCTCAACCGGCTTATCCACAAACTGTCGATAAAGATCTATTCCGCCTTGAACTGCTGCGGGAACCGCGAGCCGTGGTTCGCCGTAAACTCCCGGTGTTGTAGAAGTATAACGACGATCCATGTCTTCAGTGTACGTGGTTTTAGGCTCTTCAATTATAGGGTACTCAGTAGGAGATAAATAACTATAGAGGGATTCTAGTCCACCAAGGACCGGTACTCCATCAAAAGTACGCTCTGAGGGAGGTATACCCGTATAAACTTTTTCTTCAGACAACTTCCCGCCCCAAGATCCGTGACATCTGATCCATGACCTTCGGATCAACAGTCTGCTTCACCTGATCCACAGGCGTCATAATACCAGCCTGCTTCAATAACTTGCCGCCAACCGCGTCATCGCGTAACTCAACCATCTGACCAAACTGAAAGCCACGCTTCTTGTCAAAGTTCTGTTTAGCCACAGGACGACGCTTAAACTGCTCCGGGGCCAAATCCTTGTATATGTCAAAGCCCTCTATGCCCGGATACTGTGGGATAGGCCGCATTGTGTCGGGACCCGTTGTGTCCGCTCCCTTACTAAGGTCCACGGACATAATGCCCTCTACCGCACCGCCGTCATCAAAACCAACAGGGTTAGAGATCACCTTGCCGTCAACAATCTCGTACTGCTGTGGAACAAAGTTACCTGACGTACCAGCATAAGGATTCCCCATCTCCGCCTCGTCCTGTAGATCAGACAAGCGGGCAGTCCCCTTTTCAACGTCCTCTATGGTGATACCATAAGAAGGTTCCGCAAAACCCTCATACATATCGGCACGAGGCAAAAGGAACTCGTACTCCTGATCTGAAGTGTTTCTTTTCTCTTCGGGAACCATCAACCTATCGCTGTAATAAGTATACGGGCGCTCATCACCCTCCTTATACACAGGACGGTTTTTACGCAAAAACTCTAGAAACTCTTCCATTTCTTCGGGTGACCCTGCGCCAAGATCAACTACGCCGCCCTTTGCAAAACCGAAATCAAAAAAAGGTTTCTGGGGATCCCGACCGCTATACAACTGCTGGCCTTTACGGCTCTTTCTTTCAATATATGTTTCAGAGGCAGAAGCTTCAGGGGACCCTGTCATGTAATCAACAAAATCGGACGCCGCGTCACTAACATAGTCAACGGCTGCCGCCCCAAGATCTACTATAGAATTTCCCATGCGTCCGCTGCCCCTCTAGTAATAAGCGTGTATCCTACTATAATTATCTTCATCTTCCCAGTCATCTGTTGGTAATTGTACAAAATTACCCTGCCGATACCGCATCAATGCCTGCGTCATGCTATCAACAAGATCGTCATACTCCCCATTAGGGAACGCCGCTACCTCTTCAATCAACTCGTCCGCAAACGTAGTGTCGGGGGCCCAAACCATTCCAGCCTCAAATAACGGCGACACAGAATGAACCCTCGTCACCTTATCATTACCTTTGCTCGGCGTAAAGTTAACAACAGGTATGCCCATGTTCCGTAGTTCGTGGGTCAAGGGGGTCCCTGACGCCTTGGCCTCAATGATGACGGTGTCGGGGTCCCAGTAATGATACTGCTCTAACGCCTTCTCCTTTAACTCCGGAAAGTCCCACCTGCCCTTCAAGCTGTCCAAAAGGATCAACGCCGGAGGACCCCCAACCTCTTCTGGCCGAAACACACCCCACGTTGTAATAGCAGAATAGTCCGCCGTCTCCCGTTTACTAAACGCCGTATCATAACTCTGGATCACAAACTCAAGATTAGGAACCTTCTCCGGCTCCCACTTGTTCCACCACTCACGGCGAATGATAGCATTCTCTTCACCCGTCGGGTTCTGCTGATACTGAGCGTTCCATTTACTAGGAGGAATAGATGCTTTGACCGCGGTTAAATCTTCCAAAGACCAAAACTCAGGCCAACACGGTGTCTCGTCACTGAAAATAGCAGGAAGCTCCACAACTTCCCACTGATCGGCTAATGGATCTTTAGCCATCGCCCTCAAAAGCTGACCCGTCATATCCTTCTCAGACCACCGGGTCTGTACCAAAACAATCGACCCACCCGGCTGGAGCCTCTGCCGGGGGCCCCCTGTGTACCAATCCCATGCGTCATCAAAGCCGTTCGCGGACATCGCGGTCTGCTCCGAGTGGGGATCATCAATGATGATTAAGTCACCACCACGGCCCGCCAAGTTCGATCCAACGCCAACGGCATAGTACATTCCACCAGCAGCCGTGTCCCACCGCCCCGACGCTTTACTGTCAGCAGCCAGACGAACTTCCGGGAATATGTCTTTGTAGTCATCGCTATCAATTAAGTTCTTCGTCTTTCGTCCAAAGTTTACAGCAAGCTCCGTTGTGTGCGTTGCCTGAATAATCTTCATCTTTGGATTCTTACCCATCATCCATGCAGGAAACAAGAAAGAAGCGAACTCGGACTTTGTGTGACGAGGAGCCATATTGATGATCAAACGCTTCAACTCGCCCGTGGCTACACGCTGCAACTTGTCCGCAATGATCTTGTGATGACGACCGGCAATGAACTCCGGCCACATATTTTTTACAAAAATTAAAAAGTCATCTTTGCAAGCTTCATTCTTTTCTAACTGCGCGAGTCGAAGTTGAAGCTTCAGTTCCTTGTCTGTCAGACCATCCATCGGGGGACCCTTAAATTGCACAAAATATGTGCACAAATATGCACATTTATTAGTCAGTTAACAAGACCTCATATTTGCCTAATAAATAGGCAATGTTTCACGTGAAACATTCTATACCGTTTTTCATATGAATATTTGAGAGAAACATGGCCCATGCTCGCGCCAGCCACGGCGTGGGCGTCGGCGCGTTTTTCGTGATTTTTTGGCGGTTTTCCTAGGTTTTTGACCCGATATGACGGGGCCCCTTGCCGATTTATCACGGCCAACGCATCCGGGGCAATTACCGGTAATCACGGCC